GTAATTTCGAACCCCCTTATTTCGCTAGCGTCAGAATTTCAAGTGTCGCAGCAATCTTGCCTGAGACGCGCTTAAGACACCCCAAAATCGAAAAGTTGACAATTATATGCCCAAAAAGTGCTACCGCCAGCTATTTGGCTTAAAAGGTCGTTGTTCCGCTTAAATTGCGCCTATGCACACCTGCAGCACCAAAGAACTCGCTGAAGCGCTTGGCATCACTCAGGCGCGGATCAGTCAGATGAAGAGCCAGGGCAGGTTTGAAGGCTGCTTCACGGTTGACCGCAACAAGATTGCGTGGGACAAGGACGCCGCGATGAAGGCGTACAAAGAGGGCAATCCACTTGTCTCAGTGAGTCCCACGAGAAAGGATTCATCCGCCCTTGAGATCCCCAGCTTCAATGAAAGTCGTGCAAAGTCAGAGCATTTCCGCGCAGAGCTGGCACGGCTGGATCTCGAGGTCAAAGAGGATCAGCTGGTGGAGGTATCTCGTGTCAAGCGCGAAGCGTTTTCAGCTGCACGTGCTGTGAGGGATGCGTTGGGCAACATCCCCGACCGCGTCAGCAACCAGATGGCAGCAGAATCAGACCCCGTGATCATTCACCAGACGTTGACGGAGGAGATCCGCAAAGCGTTGGAGACGTTGACCGATGCGTGACGGCGCCCTGATCTACCGCTCAGCTTTTACGGAGGGCTTGAAGCCTGACCCTGACCTGACGGTTTCCCAGTGGGCGGATCGATACCGCATGCTGTCCAACAAGGCGTCGGCAGAACCCGGTCCGTGGCGAACTGAAAGGACTCCTTACCTCAAGGAGATCATGGACTGCATGTCCGCTAATTCTGCGGTGCAGAAAGTCGTCTTCATGGCTGGCGCACAGCTTGGCAAGACGGAGGGCATCAACAACGTAGTGGGCTACATGATTGCCCACGCTCCCGGTCCAGCACTTTTTGTGCAGCCGACCATTGAGATGGCTAAAAGGCTGAGTAAGCAACGCCTTGATTCGCTCATTCATGAAACGCCGTGTCTCGCCGAGAAGATCGCACCTGCTCGAAGCAGGGATTCAGGCAACACGATGTTCTCAAAGGAATTCCCCGGTGGGATCCTTCTACTTACGGGTGCCAACTCCGCTACGGGGCTACGTTCTGCTCCTTGTCGCTGGGTGCTTCTTGATGAGGTTGATGCTTTCCCATCAGATGTGGACGGTGAGGGAGATCCTTGTGCATTGGCGGAACGTCGTGCGTCAACGTTTAGTCGCCGCAAGATCATCCTGACCTCGACGCCAACGGTCAAAGACACGAGCCGAATAGAGACGGAGTATCTGGCATCGGATCAACGCCGCTACTTCGTTCCATGCCCGCATTGCGATCACATGCAGTGGCTGCAGTGGAAACACCTTCAGTGGCGGGACGGTGATCCAAAGACTGCTGCGTATGTCTGCGAGGCTTGCGGGTGCCACATACCAGAGCATTACAAAAGCGAAATGCTTCGCAAAGGCGAATGGCGAGCGACTGCCACTAGCCAAGATGCACGGACGGTGGGATTCCATTTGTCCTCCTTGTATTCACCGTTGGGTTGGAAGAGTTGGGAGGAAATAGTCACGGAGTTTTTACGTGCGAAGAACGACGCTCCGTTGCTCAAGACCTTTGTCAATACTGTCTTGGGCGAGACGTGGGAAGAAGAGACGGGGGCAAAACTTGGGGCGGAAAGCCTTTCGGAACGAGCCGAGTTCTACCCCGCTGGTGAAGTGCCGAGTGGTGCCAGCATCCTTGTCGCTGGTGTTGACGTACAGGACAACCGGTTGGCTATCGGACTGTATGCCTACGGGGCTGGTGAGGAGTGCTGGTTGATCAGCCATACAGAGATTTATGGCGATCCAGCCGGTCAGAAGTTGTGGAGTCAAGTTGATGACCTGCTACTAAGGGACTACCCGCATGCCGACGGTGGAAGACTCAAAGTTGCGGCAATTGGAGTGGACTCTGGCGGTCACTTCACCTCGGAAGTGTATGCGTATGCCAGAAGTCGCAAAGGTAAAGGTGTGTTTGCTTTGAAGGGTCAATCAGTACGGAATAAACCGCCGATTGGGAAGCCTTCCAAGGTCGATATTAACTACAAAGGTCAAGTTTTGAAAAACTCGGCTGAAGTATTCCCGTGTGGCACTGACACGATCAAATCAACTTTGTTTGGGCGAATGAAGCACAACGAGCCAGGTGCTGGCTATATCCACTTCCACGCTGAAGCTGGTCAGGAGTATTTCAAGCAACTGACGAGCGAGCGTCAGGTTGTCCGTTACGTCAAAGGTTTTGCCGTTCGAGAATGGAAGAAGAAGGCGGGTGATCGAAACGAAGCGCTTGATTGTTTTGTGTACAGCTATGCCGCCCTGCACTACCTGTACATGCGCTTCAATCGGAACACAATTTTTGATCAATTTGACCGCGCCCGAGGGCAATCAGGAAAAACTGATGCCGCTACTGATGCAACGCCTGATAAACCGATAGACTCACCATATCGACCACCGCAACGTCGGGTACGTCGCAGCAATCCTTCATTCGTGACTAGCTGGTGACCATCCTTGTCCCAGATCTGATTTACGCAGGCGATACCGTCATTTTTGACGTGCCTGCTTTTAAGGATGCAATTGGCACGACTATTGACAGCGGCACGTACACCTTGAAGTGGTACGCCCGCACAAACACTGCATCTGAAGGCGCCACGATCACGGGTGTTGCTGAAGGCGACGGATGGCGCATTACCGTCCCCGCCTCCACCACTGCCAATTTCGATGCTGGGCTGTGGACATGGCAGGCAGTCGCCACTGAAGACACCAACAACACTCAATACACCGCCGGTCGCGGTCAATTCACCGTCAAGGCAACTGCCAGCTATACCGGCACGCCCGGTGCATTTGATGATCGCAGCCGCGCTGAAATTGATCTTGAAAACGTTGACGCTGCAATTCGTACCCTTTCGTCAGGCGGAATGGTGCAGGAATACAGCATTGGCGGTCGCAGCCTGCGTCGTTACAAGATGACGGAGCTGCTCGAATTGCGCAGCACCCTGCAAAATGAGGTGGCAATGGAGCGACGCCGCGAAAGGATCCGTCAGGGTCTAGGTAATCCCGGTCTCGCCAAAGTGAGGTTCCGTTAATGGCTTTCTTGGGTTTCGGGCGAGTCGGCGGGCTTCGTCGTCAACTTGAGCAAGAAAAGACGAGGACGACAAACCTCAAGCGGATGTATGCCGCTGCGCAGAACAATCGCCTTACGTCTGATTGGATCAGTCAGGCAACTTCTGCTGATAGCGAGGTTCGTGGAAGCATCCGCATGTTGCGGAACCGCGCCCGTCAGCTAGTTCGTGATTCGGACTTTGCCAAGTCTGCTCTTCGCGCTGTCAAGAACAACGTTGTCGGCACTGGCATCAAGGTGCAGGCACAAGTCCGCATGCAGCGTGGTGGGCGCTTGGCTGAAGAGGTCAACGCTCGAATTGAAGAAGAATTCAGCCGTTGGACTAGCGCCAAGCGTTGTCACGCAGGCGGCAAGCTGAGCTGGTACGACATCCAGCGGCTTTGTGTCACCTCGATGCTTGAGTCGGGTGAAGTCTTTGTCCGGGTTGTCCGTCAACCCTTTGGCAACAGCAGGGTGCCGCTGGGTCTTGAGCTGATCGAATCAGACCTGCTGGACGACGATTACAACACCATCACCAAAGACGGAAACGAAATCCGTATGGGCGTGGAAATTGACAAGTGGGGTCGCCCCGTTGCGTACCACTTTTTCGATTACCACCCCGGCGATTATCAATTCAGTTACGCGCAAAAAGCAGCCAAGCGGCGTATTCGCATCCCTGCTGATGACATCATTCATCTGTATTTGATCGAGCGTCCCGGTCAAACACGTGGCATTAGCGCGTTTGCTACGGCAATCATGCGCCTTCGTAATTTGTCTGGATACGAAGAAGCGGAGATTGTCGCTGCTCGTGCCAGCAGCAGCATGATGGCATTCGTCAGGACTCCTGATCAGGAGTTGTTTGAGGATGGCACGTTTGATCAAGAGTCTGTCCTCGACTTCTCGCCCGGTAGCATCCGCCGCTTGGCACCGGGAGAAGAAATGCAATTCTTCACTCCCAACCGTCCTGACGATGCATTTACTCCGTTTGTCCAGCAAATGCTTCGCGCTGTGGCTGCTGGGATTGGTTGTAGTTACACGCAGGTCAGCAGCGACTTTTCACAGAGCAACTACAGCTCTTCGCGGTTAGAGCTGCTTGAGACGCGCACGCATTACAAAGTCTTGCAGCAGTACGTGATCGAAGCGCTTTGCGAAGAGGTTTACGAGCGTTGGCTTGACATGGCGGTGTTGGCAGGTGTGCTTGATCTGCCTAACTACGACACCAACCCTGGTCGTTACATGGCTGCCAAGTGGATGGCACCCGCTGCTCAGTTTGTTGATCCGCAGAAGGAAGCTGCTGCTTACAAGGAGCTGATCCGCAGCGGCATCATGACGTTGTCACAGGTCATTGCCCTGCACGGTGGTGATTTTGAAGAGCAAATGCGTCAACGCCAGCATGAATTAGCAGTGGCGGATGAGCTGAATATCACGCTTGACACTGACCCGTCACAGACCTCTGGAAACGGTGCGACGCAGTTCAGTCCAGTTGCCCCAACAGAACATCCGACTCAACATGAGGAAGAGCAAGACGCACTAAGCTAATGTCAAGACCATTTTTAGATCTAATGAAACGCGAGGCACGTGGCTTTGCGCCGACTGGCGATCAGAAACGTTCTGCTGTTGTGGCAGAGCCTGAAACCGAAGTGGTTGAAGTTGAAGTTCAAGAAGAGCAGCGTGCTGAGCCTGATGGTCTGAAAGTTGGTGACATGGTGAGCTGGAACAGCTCAGGCGGTCGTGCAAGGGGCAAGATCGTCAAGGTTGTCCGCGACGGAGAAATTGATGTTCCTGATAGCGAATTCGTTATTAAAGGAACTGAAGATGATCCTGCTGCGTTAATTCGCCTGTATCGTGATGGTGAACCAACCGACACTGAAGTTGGTCATAAATTCAGCACCTTGACCAAGATTTCCGATTCACGCTTTTTTGAAGGTGAAACACTGAAGCGTGCATTCAGTGTTGAATTTCGCAGTGAGGATGAAGATCGCATCCTCGAATTTCCTTTTGCCAGTGAGGCTCCCGTAGAGCGTTATTACGGGATGGAAGTTCTGAACATGGATGCAAAATCCATGGATTTGACCCGTCTCAATGACGGCGCACCTCTTCTTTACCAACACGATGCTGACCGCATTGTTGGTGTTGTGCAAAAGGCATATCTGAAAAACAAGCGTGCATATGCACGTGTAAAACTCGCGAACAATGAACTAGGACGCGAGATGCAGGAGCTGATTAAGGATGGAATCATCCGAAACGTCAGCTTCGGCTACAAGATCAATGCAATGGATGCCGATGAGTCCACTTCACCAGTGACTTATCGTGCAACCGATTTCCAACCCTTCGAAATCAGTTTGGTGACCGTGCCAGCTGATCAATCGGTTGGCATTGGTCGCAGCGCCTTTGATAATAAAGGCGTAGATACGGCGTCAGCCGTGGAAAACAACCCCAACGGAGTTATTACCGTGGATCAAACCCTCAACGTTGAGGCTATCCGCGCTGAGGCTGTACAAGCCAAGGCGAAGGAAGTAGCCGACATGATCGCCCTTGGTCAACGTACCAAGAACGTCGAAATGGCTCAGGAGTTTATTTCTAACTCCCGCAGCCTGGATGAGCTTCGCTCTGCCCTTCTGGAAAAGATGGGTGTTGAAGAGAAGCCCGTCAACGCTAAGGACGCCGAAATCGGCATGTCC